CTTACTCAGAAAACCATTACTCATCGACAATAGATGATACTGTCGAAGCTACGGAGCAGGTATTTAAACCGCTCTTGAGTGTTTCGATGACGGCTATGGAGATAGCCGGGGAAACGTCCCATAAACTTTTCTCCTTCTGTAAAATAGCAAAGCATCCAGCTTTTGCGAATTTGAAGAGAGAAGTTTATAAAAAAGTTAGCGAAGCGTTTAGAACGCTCGCGAATGTCTACCATCTTTATGGTATGACGAAACCCGGACAAGATAAGAGCAGAAGATCTGAATATACCAAAAATTATTTTAGTAAGATAAATAGCTCTATTGTTCGTTGCTTGTTTTTCTTAATGAAGAAAGGCCAAGACAAATGGGTTGATTACCTTAAACACATCACGCTTAACTTCTATGCATTCTACGAGACGGAGAACACAGACCTAGTTCCCCGATTGGAAGGCCTAGAAGATGATCATGCACCACAAGTGCTTTTCGGAGGAGTTTTTAACTCATTTACTTTCCTTTTAAGAAAGAAAGAACCGAAAAAATTCAAATCGTTTATTTTAACGATCAATCAAGCGAAGATGGGGTTACCGAGACCGACTGAGGATATGGTGGAGAAAAAGACGTATGAAACGGCTGAATTTCTCACTAGTGAACCAAGGCCTCTACCTGACGATGAATACGTTGTACATCGAGGAAAGAGCGGTCGTTTAGAAGGAACCGTGTTAAACAAGGAATTAATCTGTGGAGAGTTACAACGGGTAGTTCGAGAAGCTTTCAAAGGAAAGACTTATACTTATAAGGACCATTATGAGCCCTTTTGCCCCTCAACCAGTGCTAATTATAATTACACTCGGTCTAAAGGAGGTGCTGTCGGAACTATCGTAGATGAAATAATTAACAATTATGATTTTCATACAGATGAAGATCTTTTAGAAGAACGGACTATAGAAATAGAGTCCGATGATTTTCTGATCGAACGTGCGCAATTTTGCGGAAAAGACGACGATATATTGTTAAATGCTCTCTGTTTTCCTGTGAAAACCAATGTCAAGGCAGTGGTTTACGATGATACTAAACTCCGAGATCAATGGAGAAAAGTGATGGATAGAATTTACTCTGAAGCACAAAATGAATTGCCTTTAGTTGTCCCTGTGGGACTTTCTGAAGCTCTTAAAGTAAGAGTTATATCCAAAGGGCCTCCAAAGTTATATACTTATTTGAAGCCTTTTCAAAAATTTATGCATCGTACATTACGTCATATGGACGTTTTTAGACTAATTGGGACTCCGGTAACGGAAGCTATTATAAATGATTTATTTACAGCTGATTTAGTCCGTCCAGAAATGATCTTTCTTAATGGAGATTATAAAGCATCCACGGATAATCTGCGTGGTTGGGTGTCAGAGACTCTTGCAAAAGAACTTTGCTTAGTTCTAAAGGAGAACGGCAAAGATAATGATGAAAGCTTCGATATTGATGAAGCTCTTCTTATCAGGAGTCTCACTGGTCACATATTTGTGATGAAGGATGGAAGAACTCGTGTTCAAAGAGATGGACAGTTAATGGGTTCTATTTCATCTTTTCCATTCCTGTGTTTAGCTAATGCTGCGTTGTGCAGGTTGGCTCTTGAGTGGTCTTACGGAAAGAAGTTTAGCTTACGCGAACTTCCTTTATTAGTTAACGGTGACGATTGTACTATGGTAGGTCCTAGAGAGGACACCGATATAATTAATCACCCAGATTTGACTCTTCGTAAGATGTGGTATAAAATTACCAATTACGCAGGATTGACGTCTTCTCAAGGTAAGACTCTTTTCTCTCTACCTCATAAACCTATCGTTGTCATTAATTCTATGACTTTTGATTGGGATACTGATTTACTTAAATGGGTAGAACGACGCTATGTTCCGCTTGGCATTATGTTAAATAAACCAAGATCTGGACTAAGTGGTGTTTCTCAAACGAGACATTATTTTGCGTTAGGAACTCTCCATAGAGAGTTACGGAGAATGAGCCCTGAAGACATTTGGCCAGTTGTATCAAAAGATTTCATTGAAAATGTGAGACCTTTACTCAACAAATGCCCCAATATTCCCTGGTATACACCGGAGTATTTAGGAGGACCTGGTCTGATCCCTGAGGAAAAGAAGGGACGACCGTTAGTGTCAGATTATGATAAAAAGTTATTCACTTATATGATCATGAATCTAAATAAGAAAGGAATACCTCAACCAAAGAAGGCTAAAAGCCTCCTCGAATGGCATTTCAACGATATGATTGTTGATGACTATCGGGGTCGAATTGGAATTGAAGAAACCAATTCATTACGAGGGTATTACCAGAATGAGGAGATTGATATGGACCAAGAAGCGGACAAATTGTACCGACTTAAGGTTGTCGAATCCCTATTTAGAAATAAACTTCCTGTACTCTATACGAAAGCGACAGAACTTGAATGCAATCAGCATTCTGATGAAGTCCAGCGTTCTGAGCGTGCCAATATGCGATATCATAGAAATATGAATGAACGACTTGTCGGTAAGACAGGTATCGTTGTTCGCGAATGGGAGGAAATAGTTTATCATAAGACCATAAGTAACTTTCCCGTGTTGGGTTCGTATGACTTTGGATTATTTGAGCAGCTCAAATTACAAGATCAATTTAATGAATTATATTCAAAATCTTGTGATGAGGATAGCCCTATGTCTATTGACACGGGTAGCTCTGAGGAGACCGAAAATCATGGTTATTCCGTAGATATGCCACCTGAAGATTTCGAAAGGATCTTCTTGAATGGTTCAACGGAGTACTTTAATGATTGGTTCGGTGTATAGTAATCAAGGTTATAATTTTCCTGTCTCTGTTCGACGTTAAATGTCAGCCGTATCCAGAATACGACACTCTGAGAGTCTGCGCTTGTAGAAGCGTAGCCATATTACCTGAGATCTTTAAGTATCTCCATAGGTTGCTTTGCGATTGAGCGGGACAGTTACCGCTATATAAATTTCACAAAAGTAAAGTGTACATGGCCTAATCCACCTCCTATCTTGGGGGTCTTGGGTGGTATGAGAACAGAAGGAATAACTGTGCCTATAGTTAGCTAAGGGAT